ATTAATACAAAAGATAGACATAACTGGAATAAAGATAATATTTTATTGTCCTTTAAGAAAGATGATGAAATATTTAGACAAGAAATTGCACTCTAATTTAGCTGTTCAATATAGAGGTATAAATGATGCTGAAATAGCGAATATGCATAGTTATAGAGCAATGCAAGTCACATTCCATCCATACGTAGCTCAACCTACAACAAATAGTTATAGTGATGATTATTTGCCTGTTCAATGGGCATCTACTTGTTTTAGTGATTTCACAGACAATGTAAGAAATTCATTTCATAACTTAAACTTTGTTGTATTAGCTATGGAGTTGTTAGAATGGGCAGGATATTACAATACAACTCATTCAAATCCATATAATAACGTAGCTTTAAGCCATATAGGTATGCCTAGTAGTTTTAGCAAGGCATATCAAGCAGTAACTAGTAGAGATACTGGTAATTGTAGTTCTAGATTATGGGGCAAAGTATACAAAAGTGGAGGCAAACTAGGTAGTAAAAAGTGGATTGAAGAGACTAAAGAAATGATTCATCATTGCATAGACATTGACTGTATATGGAGACATCATTGTGGTCTTTATCAAGAAAAGTCAGGGCAAACAAAAAGATTGTCAAATGAAGATTACGTATTTATGATAGAGTCAATTCTAGGGCATTTATTAGAACAATGGAGTGAAGAAATGGTAATAGAAGCTCTTAGAGATGATTTTGGATGCTATCTTCCGTCTAGTTTACCTGAAGATGAAAATAAAATATCAACAGGAATATATACATATGAAGATGTAGCTAATTATTTAATATCTGCATTTGATGGTTTCTATGTATATCATGACATTCTAGATGAAACTAATTATTGGCCTAAAGAAGCAGGAATAGAAGTGACTTTAGCAGAACAATTAGTTCCTGATGAAGAGCAAATTAAAAGAGAAATGTTGCAATGGGCAACAGAAAGGGGCGCGTAATGGAAATAGAAAAGTTGTTTTTCATTGAAGAGAAAGATTGGTATGAAATAATATCATGGGCGAAGTTAGCATATGACAAAGATAAAAATGAAATATCTGGTCTGGCAACAGCTGTTCCTGATAAAAATGGAATTTATACCATTGCAGATGTAGAAATATTAAAACAAGAGAATACAAGCACTAATACAGAGCTAGATGGAGATGCAGTCGCAGATTATAAAATGAGATATGCTATGAAGTATAAAAATCCAGGTATTAAATTTGTATGGTGGCATTCTCATCACACGATGGGTGCATTCTGGTCTGGAACTGATGAAAACGAGATAAATGCATGGAAAAATGAGTCATTTTCTTTGGCTTTAGTAGTAAACCTGAAACAAGAATACAAGTTTAGAGTAAGTATTTGGAAAGCAGCAGGTTTAGATATTGAGCAACATTTTGATACAACGCTTAATATTAAAAGAAAAGATGGAGTTAAAATAACAAAATCTATGGAAAAGCAATACGAAGAACTTTGTGAAGACAAACATTGTAATGTTGTGACCTCTTATGGTTCATATCAAGGTTGGAACAACAATATAAATCAAAGGAATCTTTGGAATCAAGTTCATGATAAAGTTACTTTAAAGGACAAATCTTTTCATGCTCAAACTAAAGAAGCTTTAGAGTCGATAGTAGATAAGTTTATGGCAGATGAATTATCTTTGCCTAAATTTAGACAATCTCTAAAGAATGTTCAAAAGATGCTAGATAAGAATAAAATATCTGAGTATAAAGTGATTATCCCTCAAGGAAATAAGCAAGATATGATTGATTTATTTCAATATACATGGGATATAGAGCTTTTAGAATACAAAGATGCAATGATTCAAAGAGAATATGAAAAGGAGGGCAATTATGGCTGGTATTGTTAACCAACGTTCTGTTGGATTAATTGATTCCTTAAATAATCATGTTTTTCATATACTGGGTTGCGGGGCTATAGGTAGTTCCGCAGCTACCCAGTTATGTAGAATGGGAGCAGAGAATTTTGTATTATACGACCTAGATAAAGTAGAAACTGCTAATATAGGAGTTTCACAATACGGGCATTCCCACTTGGGACAAAACAAAACAACTGCTTTAAATAGTTTATTAATGGACATCAATCCAAATTGCGAAATAACTGAAATGACTGAATATTTTCAGACATTTATGTATTCAAATGAAGATGACATAATAATATTAGGATTCGATAGTATGAAATCAAGGCTAGAAGCAGCAGAAATATGCTTATCATACAAAGGTTTTAAGCCTGGATTGCTTATAGACGGAAGAATGGGAGCTGAACATTATCAGCAATATACTTTCGTCAAACCCACACTTAAAAGATACCAGAAAACATGGTATTCAGATGAGGAGGGGAGTCCTGAACCGTGCAACATGAAAGCTACAAGTTATTGTTCTAATATGGCTGGGAGTTTTATAGCAAATACCGTTCGTAAAGTGTTGAAATCTCAACCTTTCGAAGCCGCTTTGTCATTCAATTTCCCCACTACACACATAGAGAAAAATACCTTGTATAAATAGTTGAAATGTTGTAATATAATAGGCTGGCTTAAATAAGATGAAGACAGGTAGTGTAAACCTTACACAGCAGTCTTATAAAGCCAGCCTATTTCACTTTAAAATAGGAGAATAACAATGGCGTTAAAGAAAGTCAAAAGGAAAGCTGTCTCTCAAAACCCAAAAACAATGTTATTATATGGAGCACCAAAAGTAGGTAAAACTACTGCTTTAAGTCAATTAGATGATTGTCTGATAATTGACACAGAAGGTGGTGCAAACATGATTGAGGGTTATGTAGAATCAGTCAATAGTAGGGAAGAGTTAATTAAACTCTTACAAGAAGCACAAGAAGGGCATGAATATAAGTATGTTGCAATAGATACAATAGATAGAATAGCAACATGGGCAGAAAATGCCGTTTGTGAAGAAGAAAATGTATCTGCTGTCCAAGATTTAGCCTTTGGTAAAGGTTTTGGTATGGTAAGAGAAAAAGTCTTAAATACAGTTCATTTTCTTAAAGAGATATTTCCTCATGTAATAATCATCGGACATAGGAAATGGGCGAGAGCCGTTGTAGACAGTAAAGCAATAGTAGAACCAGAAAGTCTAGATTTAACTGGTAAATTGAAAAATATGTTAATGGCAGACTGTGATGCTATTGGATATGTCTATAGAGATGATGACAAAGGAAAGCTAAAAGTTTCATTTAAAGCAAATGAAGCACTTGAAGCTGGAAGTAGAAGTCCTCACTTAAAAGGTAAGGACATTGAGTTAAAATGGAATCTAATATATAAGGAGAGTAAATAATGGCAATATTCAAACCAGAAGTTAAATCTAATTCAAATTTCACTAGCTTTACAGGCATATGTGAATTAGGAATAACAGGATTCGAAGATAAATCACAAGATTTCGATTGGGCTGATTTGTTTCTAGAAATCTCTGTCAAACAAAAAGACAGCGAGTATGAAAGAAAGACTCAAATCAAAGGAAATTTTGAGAAAGAAGGTGGTAAAATCACAGGAGGCTCTTGTCTTAAAAGATTATATCAATTCTTTGATGAAATAGGATGCGAAGCAGGAATTAACACCGATGGAGGGTGGGAAGATGAAACAGGAAAAGAAATCGAAGATATAGCAAAATATCTTAACGATAACTTTGTAAAACCTTCAAAAGATTACGAACCTCCAATGGATTTTATAGGATATTTCTATAAAGAGCAACCTAAAACTCCAGGTGGCAAATCTTATACAAGAATGTGGAATAAGTTTTATAAAAATACAGATAAAAATAAAGCTATTCTTGAAAAAGATGTTGAATGGATGAAATCTAAAGGTTACATCAAAGAAGTAAAAGAAGGCGATGTACCTACTTCTCCAAGTGGCAATACGCTCTCAGGAAGCGGTTTAGCTAATCTATGAACTATGTCGAGATAGCTAGAGGAGTACCTAATAACAGAGGTATAATAATACCTGTAAAAGAACTTGGGAAATATATCTTACATGAACCTTTATACAGAAGTGTTTATCTATATGATGAAACTGCTGTAGAATATGTATCAGAACATGGAAGTTTAAGAAACTTCTTTGGCATAAGATACATAGATAAGATTCCTGTAGATATAGACAAACAAGGAAATTCAGATGAAAAAACTCTAGACATCTTGAGAAGTGTTATCCTAGAGCTGGAAGAAGCGGATATTGAATGTGGGAGCTTTCAACCCTATTTTTCTGGCTCTGGATACCATTTGATTTTAGCAGGCTCTTTATTCAACTTCAAAGAAGGCAATGATTTGCCATATGTGGTAAAACAGACGTTAAAAAAGCTTGTCCCTGATTTAGATTCAAGTATATATATGCGAACAGGTATATATAGACTTCAACATACTATAAACAGGAAGACAAACTTGTATAAAATACCACTTACAAGAGACGAAGTAATGAATTTAGAGTCTAGTCAAATCATAGAGATGGCTAAAACTAATAGAATGGACTTTAAATATCATCCCTTAACAGGTGATGGAGAATTAGAACATTCTATAGTTACAGACATTCCAGATGTGCAAGTATTTAATAAAATATCAGAACCAACTAAAATAGTACCTTGTGTTCAATCCATGCTTAAAAATGGAGCAGTAGAAGGAAGTCGTCATATAACTGCTATGAGAATAGTTAGTCATTTTAAAAGACACGGAATTCCTAGTCATTATGCTAAAGTAATGATGCTTCATTGGAATAATAAAAGCATGCAAGAGAATCAAGTAATGGAAATGGTAGAAAATGTTTATAATAGAAATTATAAATATGGTTGTCAAGATATTTTAATGAAGGAACATTGTAAAACTCAATGTATGTATTTTGAAAGAAAAGACTACTTTGTAGACATTAAATCTTCAGATGAAATGCAAGGAGAGTTACATGATAGGCTTACTACTGATTTTAGTGGAAAAACTATAGACCTAGGTAGGGCATTAGGGATTAAAAAAGAGTCAGTTATATTCCCAGGTGAGTTAGTCACTATTTTTGGACCAACAGGGTCTAATAAGACTACTTTTGCTCAAAATCTAGCACTTGGTGTAGACTTTGTCAATCATAGTATTGTAAAAGAATGGCAAATACCTACATTATTCTTAAGTTTAGAGCTTTCATCTTGGTATATGCATAGAAGACACCTTCAAATAGTATCTGGAAGAGAGAAAAACGAAGTAAATAAGAGATATGAAGAAATATACAACCAAAATAAAGATAAGTTAGAACATATTATGGTTCAAACCATATCTCCCTCTTTAGATAAAATAGCAGAGAAAGTTAGAGAATTGCAGCCATCATTATTAATTGTAGATTATATTGATTTAGTAGATACACCTATGAGCTATAGAGGTGAATACGAAAAGATTAAATATATATCACATGGTTTGTCAAACATGGCAGTAAATAATGATATGATTGTAATTCAAATATCGCAAGTAAGCAGAGAATACAGCAGAAATGAAGTTCTTGATTTATACGCTGGTAAAGGTAGTGGTGCAATTGAGAATGCTTCAAGAAAGGTTATAGGATTAAATGGACAATCTAATTCTAAAACTAGAGCAGTTAGGCTATTTAAAAACACCGATGGTGAGCTATTCGATACAGAAGTAGAATGGACACCATCATTTAGATTAAGGAGGTTAAATGAAACAGTTAATTGAGATATATGTATTGGAAAATGTAGCTATGATTCGTATATTACGATTCTTCAGGATTGGAATGATTTATGAAGATATAATAAAAGGAATATTCATAGGCATTTGGAAATATGATATACAATTAAGTATAGGTATATTCAAACCAAGCAAAATAAGGGAGGTAGGAAATGCTTAAGAAAATGATAGGACGAGTTCTCTTTGGTAGAAGACGCAAAAAGAACTATTACAATAAATATGTAACTTGGCATGCTCATAATAAATTACAAACAAAAATGGATAATTTATTAAGACATCTTAAATTACAAAGTATTGGTAACGGAAGTTTAATTGGAGATGCAAAAGATGCAAAGAAGTTCAGAAACCAATTTGACTACTAAAAAGAAATACTACAAACCTAAAAGGGGACGCAAGTCCCCTAATAGGCTAACATTATGGGAACAAAAGTTTAGCAAAAAGTTAAAAAAACATCATAAAACATTTGCTAAAAAGACTTTTCATAGATTGATGAAGAAGTCATCAACATTAAGGTCTACATTAAAAAGAAGGAGTAAGGAATATGAAGTCAAATTTGATATATCGTTGGAGGAAGTTCGTGAGTTATTATATAGGGTTTATGGACGCACCTGCAATTATTGCAATCAAAAGCTTCTTGTTAATAACATGGCATGCGACCATATTATTCCTCTTAGTATGGGTGGCGATTCAACTCCTGAAAATCTTCAGATGATATGTGGAAGATGTAATACAAGAAAAGGCCCTTTATTAGATAAAGAATTTAGAAAGCTTTTAAAGTGGCTAGATAGACAAAATATACATTTAAAAAAATATGTATTAAGAAAATTGTCAAGTAGAGATTTTTAACGCAATAGTGATAGTATAAAAACTTCAACACTTAATAACGTATATTACTGTTATATTAATATAATACTCTAATTAATATTGCCTGGCTGAAAGTTGCAGGAATCACTATTATATTTAGGGCAAACAACACGCCAGCGGTGAGCAGCTGGACTGACTAAAAAAAACGAATAGTAAACAGTTAGTGGTAGTCGGATACCAAGTAATGACAATTGCTAGTTTGCCCTATAAAATTAAGGAGATAAAATGGATTGGATTAAATGGAATGAAAGACAAAGAAAAAAAGAAAAGATGAAAAGAAAAGCTAAAAAGTATTCAACTAATGTTTATGGAAATGTAATGTTTGAATACAAAAGTAGGAGAAAGAAATGACTTATAAAAAATGTACCTTTCCTAAATTAGGAAAGAAAACTCATCAACTAAAAAAGAAAAGGGGGTTATCAAAAGAACAATGGCACGAAAGAAAAGCAAGAATCTTAAAACAGAATCCACTGTGGTAACGGATAAAATAAAAGAAAAATGGAATAAAGAGTATACGTCTAAGTTTGACATAGACTTAAAGTTCGGAGAATCATTTGAGTATTCTTTGGCAAACATATTATCTCTTGGTAAAATAGAAGTCAAAACAGAAAGAGATACATGGAAAAAAACAGGAAACGTAGCAATTGAATTAGCTTATAGAGGTAAATTAAGCGGATTAAATACTACTAAAGCAGATTGGTGGGCACAAGTCCTAACAATTGAAGGAGAAATAGTATCAGTATTAATGTTTCCTGTAGACACTCTGAAAAAGATTGTAAAGAAAAGCGTTGTTGAAGGAAAGGGTATTATGAAAATGGGAGGAGATGAGGAGGCTAGCGAGCTTGCTCTAATACCTTTGGAGGATTTGACAAATGGTTTTTAAGCGAAACAAAAAGTTTTGTGCA